TGGCGCATGTAGTCGGCGCCGAGCACGTAGGCGTCGATTGACAGGCGGCGCGTCGCGCGGCCCAGGTCCTCGGCCCAGGGCTGGTCCCGCAGCGGGTACTCGTGCACGTGCACCCGTCGGCCGACATCGGCGCCGTGGCCCTCGACGAAGAACGGGACACCGCGGAAGCTCGCGCGGCGCAGCTCGTCGCGCCAGCTCATGGCGTCCAGAGGGGCCGGCCCTCGTAAACGTCCAGCATCAGAGGACTGCCCGGGGTTCGGTCCGCGTCCACGGTGCGAACGCGGCCCTCGGTGTCGACGACGATGCGCAGCGTGCCCCCGATCTCGGCGCGCGTCTCGCGGCCCCAGGTCGCGGCCTGGGCGGCGCCGCCGGCGGCGGGCGCCGCTGGCCCGTTGAAGGCCATTTGCGCCACGCGGAAGGGCGCCGTGATCGCGCGCCCGATGAAGCCCAGCCGCTCGATGCCGGTGAGCACGCGGTCGATGGTCTCGCCGAGGCCCGCGAAGAACTCCTTCACGCGCCCCCAGTTGGCCACGAGGTACGCGCCGGCTGCCACAAGGCCCGCGATGCCCGCGATCACCAGGCCGATGGGCGTCGCCACCATCGCGGCACCCAGGGCCCACATGGCCTGCGTGAGTGCGACCACCGCCATGACCCCCTTGGCGACGATGACGCCGGCCACCAGGCCGATGAGGTTCTGCCAGCCGCCGAGGAAATCGGCGACCGCGTTCAGCCCGGCGGCCAGCCCCGCCGCGGCCTGCACGATCTGCCATACCGCGTTACCGAAAGCAGGCAGCTTGGGCAGGATGCGGTCCACCCATGCTGCCACCCTGCCAGCGGTGAGCTCCTTGTTCCGCGCCACCCACTCCGCCAATCGGTCCAGCAACGGCGTGAGCACGGGCGTGAGCTTGCTGGTGATGACGGCCGCCAGGCCGAAGAGCGTGAGCCGCGTGCGGTCGATGTTGTCGCCCATCGCGCCGATTGCCCGGGCGGTGTCCTGGCTGATCGTGACGCCCAGCCGGTCGGCCTCGGCGTAGAAGCCCCGCAGCCCTTCGCTGCCCTGGTCGAGTACCTGCTTGAGCCCCGCGCCACTGCGGCCCATCAGGGCCCGCATGAGCGCGATCTTCTTCTCGGCGTTGCCGCCGGCGTCGCCCACGCGGCCGAACTGATCGGCGATGGCCTCGAACACCTGGCCAGCGTTCATCTTGCGCAGCTGGTCCAGCGAGATGCCGGCACGCTGGAACCACGCGGCCAGCTCCTTGCTGCCTTGCAGGGCCTGGGTCTGGTTGTTCGCCAGGAACTCCAGCGCCTGTGCCATCTCCTCCACGCTGCTGCCGTTCAGCTGGGCCGCATAGCCCATGCGCGAGAGCTGGTCGACGCCCATGCCCAACACCGCGGCGCGGTCGTTCATGGCGTCGACCCGGTCCACCACGCCCTTCAGCGCGAAGCCGAACGCCGTGGCGCCTGCTGTCATCGTGGCCAGCATGGTTGCGACCCCTCCGCCCCATGCTGCCAGGCCGCCGGCCGCTTCGCCCAGCCGGCCGACCGACCCGGTGATCTGATCGAAGCGGCTCTCGCGGTACAGCGCAGAGAAGCTCGCGCGAACCCGCCGCACCGGGTCGGCGATCCGGTCGATGCGCTCGTTGACCGCACGCACCCGCGCAGTCGCGCGGTCCACCGCGTCGATGACGAATGCCAGGCGCAGGCCGCTGGTGCTCATCGTGTCGATCCTCGTGCCGTTGCGTGCCCCACCGTGCTCATGGCCCGGTGCACTCGCCGCACCTGGCCGTGCCAGCGCAGCAGCTCATCGGCCTGCAGGCCCTCGATGACCGCTGGCGTCCACCCGTAGGCATACGCCAGGTCGCCCATCAGGTCTTGGGCGTCAGCAGGCCACTCCCGAAAAAAGGTGACACGACGTCCGCCGCGGCGGCGATGTCCTCGGCGTCGAGCAGGCTGAACGTGCTGGGCGGGATCTGGGCGCTGCTGCAGACCATCTCGCGCAGCGCCTGGCCCGGGCCCTTCGCACTGGCATCGCTCACGCGCACGAACGCATCGCCCTTCAAGCGGCTGAAGGTCAGCGAGTCGATGCGCTCGATGACTGCGCCCTCTGCGTTCTTGATCTCGACCGGATGCTTGAGCTTCAGGACGGCGGTGCTCACGACAGCATCTCCTCGGCCGGCTCGGCCGCGATGCGGACCGTCACGCCGCCATCGGCGCCGCCGGTCACCTTCACCGTTTCGGTGACGAAGGCACCGCGCATGATGTACGTCTGCCCGGTGTCGGCCTCGTAAGTGACGGTGGCGTCGACCATGTCCTGGATCTCCTTGAGGCTCACGCCTTGCGACAGGCTGATCTCGCACTCCAGGGTGGACGGTGCCGGGGTCTCGCTGTAACCGTTGATGCGGTTGTTGCCCATGACCGGGGCGCGCGTGACGCCGCCCAGGTCGATGGTGGGCGACGGCTTGGTCGCCAGGAGGCGGCCGTTCCACTTGATGAAGGCCTGGCTGTGAACTCTTGCCACGGTGGCTCCTTGCGTTGGGGTCTCAGGTGTCGCTGTCGGTCTCGTCGACCATCGCAAACTGCCCGCTCTGCAGCTCCAGGTCCAGCGCTTGACCGGCAGCCAGCACGTGCTTGGTCTCGCCGATGCCTTCCCGGTCGCCTGGAGCGACGACGGCCACCGTCACGCGGCTTGGCGATCCCTCGGGCGCGGTGTTGCGGATGCTGAGCTGGATCGCCACGGGCGTCCTTTCGTGCGGGCGATGGTGGGCCGGTCAGAGCCGGAACTGGATCTGGGCTGCGAAGACGCGGAGCTGGTTCACCGTGTCGGGCGGGATCACGGCGTTCAGGCGGTCCGGGTCGCTCGGGTCGCGAGCGACGAGCAGGTCGCGCTTGAACTGCTCGATGCCCTCGGCAAGGCCAGCCTGCTCCCACTCCGCAAAGAGCGCGATCAGCTCGTTGCGGATGTCGTTCGGCGTGACGATGGGCTGCCCCGGGGCGAAGCGCGTGCCGTTGCTGGCCAGCTTGTGCCGCGGGTAGCGCAGGGCCATCCGCGCCCGCACCGACAGGCGCAGGTAGGCCAGCGTCCGCATCGTCTCGATGTTCAGGTACGCCGTGTCGGCTACCCCCAGCGCGTTGGTCTGGTAGGTCGTGATCAGCCGCTCGACGACCACAGTCCCGCCTGGGTCCGCGAGCGTCGTGCTCACGCCGTCGAAGAGCAGGAGGTTGCGCTCGTCGCGCGTCAGCCGGTCCGCGACCGCCGGCGGCAGCAGGCCGGGCAGCGGCAGGGTCTGCCGCGGCCGGGCCGGGTCCGGCTCGTAGGCGTCGACGCCGGCGACGACCGCTGCCCAGACGTAGGGCGGGGTGGGGCTGCGGCCTGCTCCGACCAGGCACAGGTGGGGGCTGTTGCGGCCGTTGCCCAGCGTCACCATCGTCGCGTGCGAGCCGCCCACCGCGGCGAAGGCCACGCCTTCCTTCTGCACCATCGGGCCCCAGCGGGTGGCGAGCAACGCCTCGACCTTGCCGAGGTTCGAAGCGTCGATGTACGGCGTCACGATGGAGTGGTACTGCTCGTCGCCGATGGCGGTGATGGCGCCTTGCACGTCCGGGTTGCCGGTGCCGCCCGACATGGCCGCGAAGGCGAGGGCCATGCCCTTCGGCGTGCGCTGGCCGTCGTAGTAGTTGACGCGCAGGTCCAGCGTGTTGCCCGCCTCGCCCTTGTGGCGCGCAGTCAGGGTCACCACCGCGCCGGCCGAGCTGGCGGTCACCGGCAGCGAGGTGTCGGCAGACACAGCAGCTGCGATGGCCGTGGCGATGGCGCCCGCCGCCTGGCCACTGGTCACGCCCACAGCGACGGCGCTGCCCGCGATGAGAAGCTGCAGCGTGCCGCTTTCGGTGGGCGACCCGCTCACGGTGATCGTGCCCGACGCCTGGTTGCCGCCGGCAAGGTCATCCAGTGCCACCGCCCAGCACTCGGTGTAGGTGTTGGCCGCCTTCAGCGCGGCCAGCATGGCCGACAGCATCGAGCCGCGGCCGAACTGGTCCTCCGCCTGTGCGGCAGACAGCACGCGCACCGGCACTCCGGCCGCCACGCTGCCCGAGCTCAGCCGCTGGCCGATCACCAGGATGCGGTGCATCACCGCCGGCAGGCCCTGGACGGCCCGCGAGCTGTCGAACTCGATGTACTGCCCCGGCGTGCGGATGTTCACCGGGATGCTGTTGAAGACGATGGTCACGTGTCGCTCCGTGCGTAGTGGGCGGTGGGCTTGCTGAGGCCCGCCTTCGGGGGCACTTCAGCGGCGGCTTGAAGGGGCTTCTGGTCGTCTGCCGGAGGCCGGCCGAGCGTGACGTCGCTGTCCCGAGCTCGGCGGTGCCAGTACGCAGCGTGCGGACCTTCCAAGTCCACGAGTGCGCCGCCCTCGGGTAGCGGCTGGCCAGTGGCGGGGTCCGGCACGCGGCGGCCGTGCAGAGGGCGGGCCAGGGTGGTGTTGCTCATGGTTGGGGTAGCTCCTCGACGGCGCGGACATCCGGCGACTTCGTGGTGTCGACCCCCGCCAGCCAGTCGGCGTGGCGCGGCTTGTCGAACGGGGGCACGTCGACCGCGGCACTCACCGCGGCCAGCGGCGTCAGCTCGCCCGGCGCGTTGGCCAGCTCGAGCGTCAGGGGCAGCGCGAGCTCGACGGCGTACACCGCCAGGCCCTGGCCATCGACGCTGCCGCTGTAGAGGTTGGTGATGCCGGCGCCGGCCAGGCGCATCGAGCCAGCGTCAGCGACCGGCAGCCCGTGCAGTCTGGGGACGATGCGCTCCAGCAGTTCGTAGGCACCGAGCTGCACCGCGTCGCCACGGCGTCGGGCCAGCTCGCCGCTGGCATGGTTGGTGGCGGCGATCACCGCCCAGCGGGAGTCGATCGTCGCCTCGAAGCCAGCCTGCGCGCTGAGGGGCGGGCCGCCCAGGAAGGCCACGAACACCACCGGCGCCTGGCGCGGTGCCAGCTCGAACAGCACGTCGTCCCAGTCACCCGGCAGGCTCTCGACGCGCGCCGTGTCGACGGGCAACGCGGCCGTCACCGCCGCAATCAGCGCATCCTCCACGCTCGCGATCACGCCCACCGCGGTACCCCTTGCGCCTCAGCCGCGGCCGGCGTAGTCCGCCAGCTCGCTGGCGCCGAACACCCGCGAGGCGCCTTGCACGACCTGCACGCCGCCGCTGGGCAAGGCCGCGGCGGCGTCCACCGCCTCCAGGCCGAGCTGCAGCTTGCCGTCGCGCACCTGCTCGAGGACGCGCGTCGCGTCCTCGTACCGGCGCCGCATCTCCTCGGTGCTGCGGTTTTCGGCCAGCCGGTAGCGCGCAATGTCGCAGCACAGGCGCACCAGCACGCTCGGCACCACCGCCAGCGGCAGCGCGAAGCGGCCGGCCAGGTAGGTGTCGATCTCCGCGGAGGCATCGGCCAACGCGCGGTCGGCGACCGCGCCGTTGAGCGAGGTCGCGCTCGGCGTCTCGATGTTCGTGAGCTGCACCAGCTCACGGTTGCCGAAGCGACCGACCAGGTCGGATTGCGTGGCGTAGGGCATCAGGCCAGGTCCTGCACGACGAGCATCCAGTCGGTCACCGTGCCCAGCTGCACGCTGAAGCCGGCGGCCGTGCGGCGCGAGGTGAGTCGGCGCGGGCGCTGCCCGGGCTCCACGCACCAGAGCGCCCCGCGGCGCGGTACCGCCCAGCGCGAGAGCGTGAGGGTGAGCGCCGCCGGGGCGGCGTCGAAGTTCAGGACGTGCGTCACCATGCGGCGCGGGCTGTACCGCGGCAGCGCGAAGACGTCCGTGCCCCCTGACACCGTGGCCGCCGTCCATCGGCCCCAGACGCTGATGGGCGTCCCGGCCAGCGTGGTGACGTTCGGCCCGCTGAGAGCGTCGGTGTGCGGGCTGCCGGGCGTGCAGTTGATCAGCCGCAGCGCCGCGGCCTCCACCTCCGGCATGCGGGGTATGCCCGGGCCCATCGGGTAGATGCCCACCGGCACGCCCTGGCGCAGGGCCGTGTCTGCCCACTGCTGGACGGTAGCCTGGCTCACGCCGTCGATGCTCACGTCGCACGCCAGCAGCAGCGCGTGGCGGGCGTTCAGGTCGCGGAAGAGCTCGCCATAGCGCGCGACCAGGCCGTAGATCGGCAGGAAGCCGTCTCCCTGCTGCGCGAAGAAGCGCTCGTTCTGGACCGTGGCGCCGGGCGCGTCGTTGAACGGGTAGAGGTACACGTCGAACGGGTACAGCGGCAGGGCACCCAGCGCGTAGGTCAGCGCGGCCTGCTTGCGCATCAGGGCCAGCCGCGCCTGGCGCGTGCTGGTGTAGGTCATGTCGTTGCGCAGGGCCTGCAGCTGGAGCGCGCAGCCCTTGCCCGCTCCCTGCGGCGTGCGGGCGTTGACCCACAGCTTCGTCATCCGCTCACCGAAAGCCACCGGCGCCGCGCCGCTGTAGCGGTCGGTGTCGGTCTCGGTCATCGAGCCCGTGCCGACGCCTACCAGCAAGCCCATGCTGCTTTCGCGCGGGCCCTGGTCGTAGGCGTTGACGGTGTAGGCGCGCTGGCCCAGCGAGGCGTGCATGCGCCGCTGGAAGGCCATCACCCCGGCCCACAGGTGGTCGATGAACTCCCCGCGCGCCGGGAAGTCCGCCGGGTTGGCGCTGCTGTAGCGCGCCGACCAGTTGCCCGCAGGGCCGGTGAAAGTCTGCGTGGCCCAGTTGTAGGTCTGCTGCGTGACGCCGGCCGCGACGAGCTCGGCCTGCCAGGTGCCGCCGCGGAAGCCTGCCTGCGTCGAGGCGTCGAAGGAGCCTCCGGTGCCGATGCCTGTCAGCGAGTGCAGGGCGCTTATGTCGCTCGTGGGATCGTCGAACTGCAGGCCGACCACTCCCATCGCAAGCAGCGGCGCGATCCGGTCTTGCTGGTACGTGAAGTACGCCGGCCGGTAGCTGGCGCCGAAGCTGCGGCCGAGCCCCTGCAGCCAGCCGACCGGAACGCGCTGACCGTCCATGCTGGTGCAGCAGGCGTCCGGGTACAGGTGCGAGTCGAACACCATGCCGCTGAGCGTGGCCTGCACCGCGATGCCGGCGGCCAGCACCTGCGCCACGAAGGACGGGTCCGTCGCGTAGTGCCAGGCAAGGTGCGTCGCCTGCATCGCCGCCATGTCGGCGAGAGGGTTCCAGCGGATGCCGGTACCAGCAGCCCCTGTACCGGGGCCGGCGCTGAAGATCGCGGCCGGGTCGCTGGCGTGGACGCCGCCGCCGCTGGTCTGCCGCACCGCGACCACGGCACCGGCGTCGCCGACGATGGCGACCCCGGTTGCGGTGCTGCCGGCGTAGGTGACGGGGAACGTGCTGCCCTTGGCGCCGTAGCCGCTGCCGCCCGCCGTGACCAGCGTCCAGCCGATGCTGTTCAGCGGGCGCGGGTCGCGCACGCTGATGAGGCGAGAGTCCAGCGGGAACGCGCCGTCCAGCGGGAACGCGGCGAGCTGGGCCAGCGTGCTACGGGACATCCACCCTCCACTGGCTGGAGGTGAGCGCTGCCTCGCGGGTGATGTTCATCAGCACGTTCGAGCCGTACTCGTCGGCCATCGTCGTGCCGCCGCCCTCTCGAAGCAGGAAGCGCGAGACGGTGCCGTCCGGCGCGATGCCTTTGGCCGCCAGGCGGCGCAGCTCGTCGTCGCTGCCACCGGCGATGACGATGTAGTCCGACTGCAGGCAGTTGACGCGGTGCCCGGCCGTGGCCGCGGCCAGGTAGGCCCCGACCACGATCTGCTCCGTGCCTTCGATGGCCTGCGGATGGAAGCCGGTAGCCGCCACGGCCGGCGTGGCGTTGATCTGCGACCCGCCGACGATGGCCACCCGCCGGCCGTTCACGAGCAGGTCGATGGCGTTGTCCAGGTAGCGGTAGCGCACGGCCACCCAGGCCCAGCGCCAGGCCAGCCAGTTGGCCAGGTTGCCGGAGCTTACGGCCGTCGTGGCGCCGTTGCCCGCGTTGTTGCGGCCGTTGCTCGTCAAGCGCAGCTCGCCTGCGACCGTCGGGTCCATGCGGATCGACAGGCCGGAGGCGTTGGCGTCGCTCGCGCCGTGCGTGATCGTCAGCGGCCGGAAGGCGCTGTTCGTCGCGATCCCGGCGCCGACGGTACCCAGCCACTTCATGCGGGCGGCGATGGTCACCACGGGCGCGCCCCGCAACAGCGCGAGCTTGTCCGTCGGGAAGAGCCTGTTGGGGTAGACCGACTGGGCGCTGGAGCCGTTGCCCAGGCTGTCGCAGAGCAGGCTGTACCCCCACGGCCGCGAGGTCGGCCGGGGCCGGTTGGCCGAGAGCGGCGTCCAGCTGCTGCCCGTCAGCACCGCCGTCGAGGCGGCGCCTGCGACGACGCCGGCCGCGGCGCCGCCGAACCCCTCGTCGAGCCTGAAGTGCAGCTGCGGCACCACGTCGCTCGGCAGCGCGCCGGTGTAGAAGTACGCGCGGCGCTCGTCCAGCGTCAGAACTCGCGGCACCAGCAGCACCGGGCCCAGCCGCCAGCCTGGCGGCAGCAGCGAGTTCGCGCTGCCGGCCACCCAGTCCTGCGTGCGCGCCATCACGCTCGCGCCGACGAACTCGGCGTCGCGGTGCCAGACGATGTTCCCGTTCGGGAAGAAGTCAGCCCCCAGCATGGTCCACTGGCGCAGGCGCAAGGTGCCCGCCGGCGAGAACTGCGCCGCGTCCACCGCGTTGTTCAGACTCAGGGCGCCGTTGGTGCCGACTCGAAACCGGAGGCCGCCGTTTCCTGCCCAGTTGATCAGCTGCGCCTCGACCAGCGTGTTCGGCGCCCAGACGTAGGCCAGCGCCGTCCAGGCCTGGCCGGGCGTCACCGTGCCGCCGTAGGCGACGTTGCCGTTGGCCTGCGTATTGGCGTACAGCGCGCGGCCGAAATCCCGGTCCGGATCGTGGGCGTAGCCCGGGGCGAGCTGCTTCATGGCGGTCCGGTCCTCAGGGCTGGATGTAGCCCTGCAGGCTCAGCCCCACCCAGGAGCCGGCTGCCACACGGGCGCCCAGCGCGGTGGGGACGCGAAGGGGCACGGTCAGCGTCTGGCCGGGCGGCACGCTGATCAGTGGCGTCAGCGGGCTCGTGACCGTGGTTCCGCTCACGATGTCGTCGAAGATCTGGAAGGTGCGCGCAGCCGCGTCGGTGTTGGTGGCGATCACGCGATCCACCGTCCCGGGCTCGCTGAGCAGGCTGCCGTTGGAGGTGAGCACGGGCGTGGCCAGGCACTCCTCGGCGACGAGCTGGCGGTCGAGGTCCGGCCGTTGGCCGGGCTGTTGGACGATGGGCAGCGGCATGCGTGCTCCTCAGGCGGTCAGGGGTCAGACTCGGGCGGGGTAGAAGCCGAAGCACCAGGCCGGCTGGCTCTCGCCCTCCGGGATCGTCCAGCGCCACTGCTGGCCGCGGGCCGGCCCGTCGGTGATCTCGTAGAGGACGCCGGTCACGCCGGTGGCGGGAAGGGCCGCCTGCGTGGTGCGCACGACGCACTGCACCGACGCGTCGGCCGGGCCCAGCACGTTGGCGTCGCCGCCCTGCGCCATCGCGGCCTCCACCGCCGGCGGCAGGCCGAAGATCAGCGCCCCAGCCGGCGCCTGGAAGTCGCCCACGGTCTGGGCCTTGACGAGCACGATGGGCACGGCGCGGTCCTCAGCCCTGAGCCTTGGCCTTGGCCTTGGCCTTGACGCTGTGCGCCATCTCGGCCGCGTGCGCCGCGCTGAGATCGATCTCGTCGTCGATCTCGTAGCGCTCGCCGTCCATCTGCACCGGGCTGGTCACGACGTAGGTCGACACGGCCGCGGCGGCGGTCTTCTTGGCGGCGGCGGCGTCGCCGCCCTTCTGCTCGGGAGTGGTCACGGTGTTCGGTCCTTCGGGTGAGTGGGTTGACTCAGCGGCCCATCACGGGCTCATGGGCTCAGGGCCTCAGGCGCTGACGGCGTCCTTGAACAGGTAGCCCAGGTCGTTGGCGGTCACCAGCTCCTTCACGCTCTCGCCGCTGCGGGCGCGCCTGCCGCCTCGCATGCCCATGTCGGCGTCCTCGACGTAGCCGCCCACGCGGTCGCCGAAGCGGGCGGTGAAGCCGAACGTGATGCCGAAGTCGGTGTCGGCGTTCATGTTCCGATGGAGGAACGCCACGTCACGGCCCCACAGGCGCGTCAGGGTGGCGGCCTGACCCTTCGGGGCCGTGTTGATGAAGCCCTCGCCGACGATCACCTCGTCGAGCTCGAACAGGTCCGCGAACTGCTGCCGGGTGACCGAGCCCTGCTCGGTGCCTTGGCCGTAGACGGCCTTGACCAGGTTGGGGTTGCGCTGCGTCTTGCTCCACGCGACCCGGCCGAAGACCGCGATGTTCGGGCGCATGACCATGCCGTCCAGCGCGTCGGTGATGACGTTGTGCGGCTTGACCGCGTCGTCGCTGAAGCGGCTGCCCGGCGCGAGCGTCACGCGGTTGGCCGCCGCGTAGGTGTTGAGGTTGAAAACGAGGTCCGCGGCCCGCTTCTCGCGCGCCAGCATCAGCAGCTCGGTCACCTGGTTGGTGGCGCGCAGCATCGGATCGGTGGCGTTCGTCTGGCCGGCGGCACGGGCGCGCTCGTACTGCGCGATGTCGTCGTTGGGCACCGGCGCGTCCAGGGCGTGGTCCTGCACGCTGTCGGTGACCTCGGTCTCGCCCCACTCGACCTGCTGCGGCGAGCCCCGGCGGCCGACCAGCGTGGGCGGGACCGTGAAGCTGTCGCCGAGCCCGAACTTGCGGTACCGGAATTCCTTCGTGCCGACGGGCACGTAGGGCAGCACCTGGTCGGCGATGAAGCGGCCGTTGCGGTAGGCAACGGCGATGGCGGTCATCTCCGGGACGATGATGAACGGGGTCTTGGCCATGCGTGAAGGCTCCTTGAGGGTCTCGCGAAGGGGGCTGTGCGGTGGGCTGTGCGGCTGCCGTCAGGTCACAGCACGCCGGGGGCGACGCGGTAGCGGATGACCTGGTCGGCGCCGGCCGCGCTCTGCTCGGCGAAGCCGATGATTCGGTTGCCGGCCGTGGTGGTCGGGACGGCCTTGCTGGCCGCGTTCGCGGTCAGGGCGGCGCCGCGGGTGACGGCGGCCCCGGTGGTCACCTCGCCGAACTCGCCGATGGCCACGTCCACCATCTCGCCCACCGCCTTCGGCAGGGCGTCGCTGGCGCCGAGGATGGCGTCGGTGGCCGCGGTGGCCAGGGTGCAGGCACCGTCGGCGGTGCCGTGGCGCACGATCAGGAAGGCGCCCACGGCCACTTCGGCCAGGTAGCTGTGGTGGCGGATGGTGTTGCTCATGGTCGGTCAGGCTCCTTGCTTGGCCTTGGTGGTGACGTGCTGCACGGCAGCGGGCAGGCTCACGGTGCGGCCCGCCTTGGCTTCCGCCTCCTGGAACTCCGCCGCTGCGGCGGCGATGGCGTTGGCGTCCCCGGTGTCCAGGCCGGCGTCTTCGGCCCCGGGGCCGGAGCCGCCCGCCCGCTCGCTGAAGTCCACGAGCTTGGGCTGCGCCTGCAGGAACTCGCGCAGGGCCTCGATGGCCGGCTTGGCCACGACCTTGGCCGCGTCGCCGGAGCCCTCGCTGAACTCCACCACCTGTGCGTCCGGCAGCGCCGCCATCACGGCCACCAGGCGCGGCGCGGCCGAGGGCAGCAGCCGGCCCTGTTGCACCAGGCCGGCGCAGAACTCGCTGAACTCCGCCGTCCGCTTGGCGTGAGCAGCCGCGGACTCGGCGCTGGCCGCGGCGGCCTCGCGGGCGGCGATGGCCG